GGGGTTGCTGAAGTTAATCAGCACAGCGGTTTCCCACTGCTGCCATGTGAACCCTTTACCGTTATAAGGATCCACAATCGGGAAGTAGTCCCAAAAAGGACTAACCTCCCTCCTTTGAGACCATTTGACCCGGTTATTTCTAACCGAGATAGATGGCCTCCATTTACGGGGCTTTCCGGAAAGGCTTCCAGAAACTCCGTAGGCTACTAACTCGCCATATAAGAACGAGATCTCTAACCCTTGCGGATTAAAGATCAAGTTCTTCATCCCTCTAGGGACAACGATAGTCCCCTCTTCGATCCGAACCGACTTAGGAACGCTTCTGAAAGCTCGGTAAACCCGAGTTCCATTAGCATCATAGGTCGATTTAGAAAGAAGCATGAGTGGAACGCGCAAACCGGCTTCGTTATTCTCAATATAAGGAACCAAAATGGAATTCACATCCATTCTGATCCCAGATAAGAGATAACTAATCCCCTTAATAAGAGGAATGCCGGTAAACGCAGACCATTCATTCAAGAGATTTATGGCGACCGTGATGTCCTGCAGCGAGTCCAGCTTCTTGATGAAAACTGGACGAACGGGCTGGCCATGAAACCAGTCCGTGCCACAAGATTCACGGAACGGACCTTCATTGAAGGTCTTCAGGCTGTTGCGAGTAAAACCGAGCAAGTCAAGGAGACGGCAAACATTGCGGAAAGCAGAGCTTTCAACAATTAAGTCATCTCCGAAACAAGCCCAGTTTGGATTCGCATCGTGTATTGGGAGACCAGATACACGGTAAGCAGCCCGAATAAGACTGCTGAATATGATAGTCTGCAACGGGAATGTAAAACCATTTCCCATCGTAGAGATCATATTTAGACGCACATTCTGACCATCCAGCCTGGTAACTGGAGAACGCAACCTAACGAGCAGGTAGTAAAACCAGCCCGGAAGGAAGCGTTTGCACATCCGTAAGGATATGCTGTCAGAGGCGGAACTAAGATCGATCGTTGCGAAACGACCAGTCTTAGAACCGTATTGTGCAAGCCGTTGGTTGATTAGAGGCTGGGTTGAAAGATCAAGTCGAAACTTGTCCCTCAGTCTATCCTCTAACAACGCGCCGAGCCCGAGCTGAAAATACATATTCAGTGAAGGCTCAACGCAAATCATACGGCTACAGTCCGTCGTTTTAGGAGCAAAGGAAACTCGAGATCCACAAACTACATCGGGTTCACCCAAAGCTTGACGGCAGTTGGCAACTGCCTCATCAAACCGTGGAAACCTTGAAACGTAGTTCCTGAACACGGAGTTCAGCTCTGAAGAAGTCGTCGTCAAACGGCTTGAGAATAATTTAGCATAAAGGCTAAACCCTCTCGCGCCAATCGACGCGCCTGGGCCGACCCTAGCTCTATCGAGTAAATCGAAAAAGCTAGAGACAAGCATCAGGCCTTCCGGATGGAAGAAGTCATCTAGTTCTCTTTGGAATTCTCCAAGGAGGAGCCTATCTGACTCCATCTCAATCCGGAGACGCCAGTCCTTGCATGTTTTATTTGATGCAAGGAACTTCTCTTTCGCAGTCTCGTCAGCTTTTCTCGTATCCTTCGGGTACCACTTCTTAGTGATGCTCGAAAGTAGATAAGAGCTAACAAACTGCTTATAAGAAGCATCTGGGGGCATTTCTCCTAGGCCTACTGGGCCGAACGGAGTAAACGCTGAAAGATCTTCAGAGATGGAAGAGAAAAGAGCATCAGGACTAAGGCCCATGGTGTCCTCTCCTCACCGTTCCAATTATTTAGCCTGATAGGCCGCTGAACGAAAGAAAAGCCACCGGATGTAATCCGGGTGCATTCCTTTGTCAACACACCTATTTAGACTAGATAATGAGCGCGACAGTTCCACTATAGCCGAGAAGTATTCGCTCGAAACGTACCGTTTCGAACTAGCTTCAAGGTCAACAGAGAAGTTTTTGAAACCAATCTGTAATAGTGAAGCTGCTGCCGGTAAGGCGTTATCGACATTACATCGATGACGCACCACCAGACCTGTAGGGCTGTAACATTTAAGAAACATAAACACTCCTATTCAATGAATAAAGAGTGAAACCCTTTCAGGATCCACTCAAAGCGGAAAAAACACTCGAGATAATATTGAGGACTGCAGTAGACTTCGTACCAAGAAGGTGCGAATTCTGCAGAACCACAATAGTCGCGAGAATCGCATGCGAATGGTTTTTAAACCATTCCACAATCTGGTTCATATGGGCGTTACCTAAATTAGATAACACCCGTAACCAGCGTGTCTCCAATGCTCGCGGAAATCTGGTTAAGACTTCCGATAAGCAAAGAGAGAGCAGCACGTACATTGGCAGCATCCGCAATGTCGGAACCCGCCGGAATGGCCAGCTCTAAGGTAGCATTAAGCACCGAAGAAGACTGACCCGCCAGCGGCGTAACGCCTTTGCGGACAATGACTTTGTACGTATTCCGCGGAACGGAACGAAGGACACCTGTTACTGGATCCACAGGGGCAAGTGCACGAAGCACTTGCGGCCGGCTGAGGGTCACAGTAAAGGGACGGCTCGGCGAACTTGCACTGTCAACACCAGCTTGCGTGCCGCCAATGGCGGAAACCGCATACTGTCTGCCAGCGCTTGTAGGCGCAAAGTCCGTCTGAATGGTATACGTCGGAGACGTAAAACCAGTCTGGGCCCCACCTGTAACGGGGGATGATAAAGTAAAGGACATAAGCCCTCGGTCAGAAAGAACGGATTAAAGGAACCAATGGAGAGATCCTCGCCGCTAGAATCGCTGCAATATTCTCCCACGGCTTCTCAGACACAGGCATATGTATTTGTATGCTAGGCCTGAGATCCGTGTTAGGATTAACAGACGATCTAGTAAACGAAGTTATCTCTACATAGGAGTTACAACCGTCTTCGCGAATACTTTGAACTTGCCAAGCAGAGCCAGTCTGGGCGTTGCTATTGACGATACGCACGGAATTATCATGACGATAAACCGTACGTGTCGTTTTGCAACACCAAGCGACCTGCGAGGTTCGTGCAGAGTAATAGCGAATTATATCACCAACATTGGTGAAATAATCGACGATAAAGGAATAAGGAAGAAGGTCCCAAGCCGTTGGAATGAAGTGAGGCAGATCTAACTGCAACACCTCATTCACTGGAATGGCACCATCAACCAATTTCCTTACCACTTCACCTTTATACCGTACAGAATAAGACAGCTGACTTGTAATACTCCGTACGACGTTCAGGAAGTTAGAAGGATCTTGATGTAATACAGCAGGAGGTGTATAACCTCCGCCATACACATTCTTAGATCCTGCATGGATAGGGATGACCCTGTACCGATTTGCGCGTTCGCGCAGACCGACAACAGCGTCAGCGATATCCAAGGCTAGCGGATGCCAGCCAAACGTCCATTCAAGGTAAGTGTCTGCGACCGCCTTTACTAAGTTTGGGGTCCCTGATTTTGGAAAACCTTTTTTCAGCTTCTTAACTGAATCAAGGTAACCAAGGACCTTCTTACGTAGAGACGAAAGCGGACTCGTCACGCCATGCACAGTTTCTCTCCATTCGCCAAGATCCTGCCCCAATTCGACTGAACTGAGGGCATCATCTAGCTTGTTGAGAAACTTAGACTTGGCACGGTTATCAGCTTTGGACTGATCGGAAGCAGATGGAGATGTGTTGGTACCTTGGCCTACTTCACAGTAGCCATAGACTTCCACATCAATCTGATTTTTATTAATTGTATTATAAGCGTGCTTTTCCGCGGAAAGGTAAGGATTTGAGTAGTCATAGAGCGTACCACTTGC